AAGGAAACAAGAACGTCCCCGGCGTATTCCCCGTTAAGGCAGACCAAACCTACAACGCCACGGGGTTGACGGTGGTCTTTGCCGAAACTGAAGCCGCCCTATTAGCCATCATCGCCGCCAAGGGTTACACCGTTGTCCCCCTTTCCTAATATGACCTACGTTATCTTATTCATTACCGGACTCCTCATCGGTTTCGTTGCTGGGTTGCTCGTCTACCGCAAGCACCTTGAAAAACTCAAGGCCGCAGAAGGTAAGGGCAAGACCATCCTCGACGCGCTCAAGGGTAAGTAATCGTAAAACGGTATAGACCAAATTACGATGCGTCTGATTTTGGTCTTATGCTTTTTGCTCGTCGGTTGCGCCACAACCGGGACGGAGGGGACTGGAACGGCCACGCCCCCCGTCGATGAACTTGCCAAGGTCGGCGAGCAAATTGACAAGGCTGATGCCCGCATCGCCGCTGGCGTTCAAGTGGCGCGCAACGCCAATGCCCTAGGCAAGCCAGCCGTCGTAGAAAACGAATTGTCGGTGGTAGCCTCCTACCTCCCCGCCCCCGATCCCCACAACCTTGCCTACATCTCCAATCGGGTCACCCGCAACGACCCCGCCGAGTACAAGCGCGCCATGGAAGCAGGTGCCAAACTCCTTTCCGCCATTGACGCCAACTGGGCGAAAGCCGAAGCGGACGCCTCCAAAAATAAAGCCGCTTTGGACGCCTCCAATGCCAAAGTGGTCGAATTAACCGCCGAAGTAGAGCGCGTTAAGACCGAGGGCATCCGTAATGCCTTCACCGTGGCGGCTGGAGCCTGTTTCCTAGCCGCCTTGGGTCTTGCCATCCTTGGGCAGTACTTACGCGCTCTGGGGGCATTTGTGGTGGGTTCTTCCATCGCAGGTTTACCCTACCTGTTTGCCTCCCCCTATTTTGCACCTACGGTCATCGGAATCCTTATCTTTTCAGCAATCGCCGCGCTTGCCGTCTGGACGTTCAACCGAAAGACCCCCCCCACCCCCCTCGATGCCTCTCAAAAAGAAACTACGGATCATCGAGACACCCCTTGAGGGCGGAAAGTTAGGCGACACCAAGGAAGTAAATGAGACTTCTTACGTTATCTACATCCACCCCGAACATTGTTCACCCCGTAGCCGTATGAACACCGTCGTCCATGAAGCCTTGCACGTCGCCGACTTCGATGGCCTTTCCGAGAGCAAGGTTCGCCAACTGACCGCCTACGTCGTCGAGTGCCTCTGGCGCGAAGGCTACCGCCGAACAAAAAAATGAGTCCTCCCCCACCTATCGACAACGAATCGACCCAGTCCATCATTAAGGACGGTCTGATTGCTTCTATCCTTGGAGGGCTTGCGATGACTTCGCGCCTGCTTTTAAGCGTCGAACCCGTCTCACCGGGCTGGGTAATCCGCCGTGTTTCCGCCGCCGCTATCACCGCCGCGCTTGTGGGCTACGGCATCCAAGACCATATCTCATCCCCCGGACTCCGCATGGCGGTAATCGGTGGTGTGGGTTATTCCGCGCCGGAGTGCCTCGATTTCCTTCTCGCTTACGTCAAGAAGCGCGGCGAATCCGAACTCTCCAAGGTGAAGGGAGGTTCCAATGACAAAGCAAAACCCAAGCGTAAGAAGCGGTGATAGAAATCTCCTTATTGCTATTGTTGGCTTGGTGGCTTTTTCTGCTGTAGCCGCCAGCGCCACCGCCTACATCTGTGGGTTCGTCTTGGATAGTTTCCAAGACACCAACGCCATGGTCTTGCTCATCACCGACGCTGGGACTAAATCGGACGACAAGAACCTTGAGAAGAACCTTTCATCCGCCACCCTCGCGCTCAAGGCTTGCCGTGACCTAGGGCTTGCCTTGGCGGTCGGATGCGCGGGGTGCGGCTTGGCGGTAGGCTTGAGACTCTGGAAGCAGAAGGACGTTTAAGCCTTCGTGCCTTGGTAGAACAGGGCGGCGCCCACCTTCACAGGCTTGATGATGCCGTTGGTGATCATAGCCTTCACTAAAGCCTCCGCTTGGTCTTGCTGAAGGGCATGCTCACCCGTCAGTTCCTCCAGCAACGCCTTGCGGCTGATGCTAGGCTTCGTGGAGAAGTGCGCGTACTGCTCCCCTACCTTGAGCAACTGGAAGCCCATCGCCATTGGTGCCATCTCCCAATAGACCCGGTCATCGGCATGCTTCAACTTCAAGGTCAGCGTAGGCTTACCGTCCAGCGTACGCATCCCAGCCTTCTCGCCGCGCTTCGTAAGGTTAAACGAGAAGATGGGCTTGTCCTTGGACTCACGGCGGATGTTAAGGACGGCGCGCACATAGTTCACAAGATGGCTGGAACCCGTACCGCTGTACATCAAGTCAGAGAAGGTCTGCCCGTCCGTCACTTCCTTCGCCTTGGGCTTGCCTTCGTGGTGGACGAGGATCGCCGCGCAACCCGTCTCCTTGAGCATCGGGTCGAGCAAAGCGCGGCACCAATGGTTGACCGCCTTGCCCTCGTTGATGTCGTCACCGACAAACGCCGTGATGGGGTCGATGATGACCACATCTAACTTGTGCCGGACGATAACCTTACGGACTAGGTCGATGAACTCCTTGCCCATCTTGGATGACTCGATAAAGAACTTGAGGTTCGACACGCACAGTTCCTTCTCTGCGGCAGTTAGCCGCATGGACGAAAAGATGCCTTGGAAAGATTCCGCCATGTCGCCGATGTCCCCTTCCGACTGGAACAAGCCCATGCGTAGGGGGCGGCGCGGCGGGATGCCAAACAGTTCCCGACCGCAACCCCATGACATCATCATTTGCTCCGTGAAGGACGACTTGCCGATGCCGGACTGCGCGGTGATAAGCAAGGTGCCAGACTTCTGAAGCCAGCGTCCATGCCCCACCAAAGTGTTTAGATCGTTAGATAGGTCAAAGTTCTCCAGCGTGGCAAAGTCCACCTCGTCGGGGAAGTCCTGTCCATCGCGCCAAGCGATGAAGGCATCCCAGTCCTCTGCGCCCACATTGAACGCCACAATCTTCTGCTCCTTCTCTCCACGCAGGACACCCCCTAGGCGGCTCCAGCGCGAAGGGTTCTTGTTCTGTGGGTCTGGCTCATGGTCAGTAAGGTACTCGTAGATGGCGTTGCGGCGTTCCTCCCATTGGGCTTTGTCCACGGCGTCCACCTTGACCCATGCGTGGACAGACTTGCCGCCAGACTCAACCAGCAGGCTGATGGGGAGGTTTGACTGCTGGAAGATGGCAACCTGCTCATCTCGATTTTTGCGGTCGAACTCGACAAGTACATGCCGATATGTCGATACCGCCACATCAGTCCCGGTGAGATCACCCTTGGTGAAGGGGTTGATACGAATCCATGCACCCTGCTCGGTCGCCTTAAAGTATTCCTTGCGGGGGGCGTCTGGCCCAAAGAACTTGGTCAACCACTCCGCGCGCGTAAGGAAGATGCCCTTGGATGCTGGGAACCACTTACCGTCCTCGGTCTGCCCAGCCTCATTGGTGATACAGACCACGTCGTCGTCCTTGAAACAATTAAGCAGGACATCGGCTGTCGAGTAAGGGGTCTGCGCGTCCACGGACTCGGCAACGACCTTGGGGTCGAAGATGAAGCGTCCATTGGCGCCCACCTTACGCTCACGCCCCTTGGCCAACCAGCCCTTGGGACGCTCATGCGTCTTGACGTAGGCGTCGTTCAACTTGTGGCGAAGGTCTTTCTCCGACCAAGGCGGCGAACAATGGGAGGTGTTCCATTCGTTAAGAAGCGACCATGCGTCATCGTAGCCAAGGTCAAAGCCGTTGGCAAGGATGCTGGCGGCGCGGTAGGTAGCCGGGTGTCCGCCCTGTCCGCTGATAGCGGAAGGCAACTTGTTAAGATAGGCGCGCGCGCCGGAGATGCGATCTGTGATGGTCATTAGAGAGTACCCCATTGGTTAGCCATGGCGTCCGCAACCCCTTGAAATGTTTTAGAACGATACTTCATTCGCTCAAGGGGTGCCATGCCCATAGATTCAACATGCCAGATTGGGTCTTTGCGACCGTCTTTATAGACATGGAACTTCGGTTCCACGATCTTGGTGGGGAGAAGCGGAGGAAGGTTCCTCAACCAAAGCCCCGTCTTTTTGGAGTGCGGTTCCCCGAACTCCCAAGGCTGGATGTATTGGGTAGGCTTGCGGTACATGGTCGATACCACGCCGACCGGGTTCTCAAGGCATACGCGAGGAATGTTGCACTCGAAAAGTCGCTTGAAGAAATCCAAGGCTTCTTCGCGTTGCTTATGCCTATCCGGGAACCTGTCTTTAAACTCTGGCTTGAACCACTTGTTGCCGGTAACGGTCAAGTAGGTGCATGGCGGATGGCCGATCATAAGATCCCATCCGTTGCTGTTGCGGTCGTCGATAATGTCGAACACACTTCCTTGGTAATGCGGCCCCGGAACATCCGTGGGCAACAGGTCACACGACATTACATCGTGACCTAATTTAATAAAGGCATCCCGGACTGTTCCAGAATACTCGCAAGCAATTAGTATTTTCATGGTGGCGCGCTTACGTTGCCACGCCATGCCATGCCGTCAACCGTAAAAGTTCAACCTCGACAAACGATTTCCAACCACCTGCCGCAAGCGAACCATCTTAACCAGTTTATTCTTCACGGCTTCCTTGATAATGATCTCCGTGTTCGTCCGTCCCATCTTCCAGATTTTGGCGTACTGGGCAACGGTCATGTAGCCGGGGGGTATCTTGTCCACCGCGCCCTTGCGTTGGCGGTAGACTTCCTCCAGCAACCGCTGTGCCTTTACAGCGGAAGTTTCCATTTGTCCCCCCCGTCATGGATGTGCAGTTTCGGGTGCAGTTCGGTTTCGCAGTACTCGCCGTATGTGAACCCCTGCGACCATGCCAGCGTCGAGCGGCGCGTATTGGCGTAGTCCATGGCTCCCCGACGGGTCAGCGTACCTACCGAGATACCAATGGCCTGCCGGAACGTCCGCGCGGCTTGGATGCTCGCCTTGTGGGTGTGGGCAAAGATTACGTTGCCGTATATTTCCGCCATGTCGCGCGCCGAGTTCTCGTTGTAGATTGTCCCGTGGGTAAACACAAAGTTTCCCAAGGGTACAGCCTGCCATATCCCGGTGTAGGGGTACAGTTGGGCATGTAATTTGAGCGCGGTGGCTTCAATAGCCTCAATGGTCGTCTCCGCCGCCATGGCGCGCAGTTGGTTATGGCTCTGGCGATCACGCCACAAGCGCGCCTCATGGTTGCCGCAGAGGATACGGGTAGCCTTGATGCGTTGGAGAAACTCAATGCCCCCTAGCAAGTCCGGCTTGATGGGGTCACCTTCGCCGTTGGAACCGCCCATGAAAGCCGACATGTCCGTGAAGTCACCAAGGTGGATGACTTCGGTGGGCTTGTAGCCCTTCACAAACCGTTCCACCGCCGCCAGCGCCTTGGGGTCACCATAGGTGCCGTGGGAGCAACCTACGGCGACAAAGCGCTTCCAGTTGCGGACGATGTTAGCCACGGAGTTTGGAAAGGATTTCTTCCTCGTAGGCAGGTGCGTGGTAACCCTTGGGGCGCGGGATGCGTCGGTCAATCATAGACAGTATCTTCACCGCTTCCTTTGGAGAGAAAGAGATGTAGGTGTTCTTGCTGATTCCCACGGAAAACTTATGCCGTAGGATTTTGAGGGCGTTGTACGCCATCTTGTTTTCGTATGGTAGGCTCATCGGTTGAGAAGGTTGACGTTGGTGAGTTCGCCGTTGTGGAGTTCCCAGAACTCGACGTGGGAACGCTTGAGGGTCGGCAAGACAGTCCGCTTCCACTTGGACATCTCGGCGGAGAACTCGTCCTTGGTGTAGGCCACGAACTCCGGGTTCTCAACCCTGCCGCCGTCAATGATGACAATCAAAGCGCGGCAACGGCGCGGCATCTTGTGGACGTACTCGATAAGGCGAAGGGGAGGGTTACGCATTGTTTTTTTTCTCAAGTTCCGTGATCATCACATACAGGCGGGCGATGGTGCCTTCCAGCATGTCGATGCGGTCTTTGTCCATTTTTGCTTGGTAGCGGTACCGAGCGATTACTTCGGCGAGTTCTTCGGGGGTCATGTCGTTCATCGGGAAGTCATACGCCAGTCGTTGCTGATGGAGTGTCCAGCCTGTTCAAAGGTCATGCGTTCAGCGTTCTTGAATCCAAATTGGACTAATTTGCGAACTTGCTTGGGGGTTGCCAAGCCGCACCGCTGGCGGAAGTACAGGCGGGAAAGCATCCAAGAAGCCTGCTCCGTGGTCACTTCACCCCCAGCGTACACCTTGAACCTCTCCAGTTCAGCCTTCTGGGACGCCGTTGCAGGGGTCTGGCTGTCTACTGGAGGCAGGATGAAGCCAAAACAGGAACAAGCCACGGATAGGTCAATGCACCCCTTGTCACGGGCTTCCTTGGCAGAAGCGCGCTTCTCCTCGGCGGCGATGCGGGCAAGGATGTTCTGCTCGGCGTCCCGGTCGGCCATCTCTGCGGCACCTAGGATGTCGTGGCTACCCTCGACCTGCCTCATCTTGGCAAAAGGGTTGGTCGTAAAGGCGTCCGCAGGTTGGAAGGTGTGATCGCCCGAAATCCACATGGGGTCGAGGATAAGGCAATCGGTCTTGCCGTGGGCGGTGCGGAGTCCGCGCCCAATCATCTGGCACCACATGGCGCGGGACTGGGTAGGGCGGAGCAGGACGATGCAATCGGTTTCGGGGGCGTCGAAGCCTTCCGTGAACAGGTTGACGTTGCAGAGGAACTGCACCTCGCCGCCCTTGTACATATCCACGATACGCTGGCGGTTGTAAGGGTGCATCTTGGCGTCCACGTCAGCGGCGGTCATGCCATGCTTGCGGAGCAGTTCAGCAAACTTCTCGGACAGTTCTACGTCCGGCAGGAATACGATGGCGCGCTTGCGATCCCAGCGGCGGAACTCGTCAATGACAGACACCGCTACGGCTTCCATGGCTTCGTCGTAGCCGCGCATCCGAATCATGGACAGTTCCACGGGCATCTTCTGTGCCATCGGACGCACGAGGTGACCTGCTTCAATAAGGGTGCGGATGGCGATGTCGTAAGCCAGCGAGAAGCCAACGTCCTCAAGTTTCTGCCTATCCATGCGGTCGGGCGTGGCGGTCACGGCTACCTTCGGGCCTGTGAATAACTTGCAAAACCCAGTCCACGAAGTAGCCACGGCGTGGTGGGCTTCGTCAAACACGACCAGCGCGCTCGTCTTGTCAGCGTCTGGAATGTCAGAGAAGTCGGTCGTGAACACCGAAGCGACGTAGGCGTTGTCGAGGATGCCGAAGCGCTCCATCGTGGCCTTCGCCTGCGAGAGCAGTTCCTTGCGGTGCGCGACAAACACAACCTTCTTGCCGGGGTTGGCGGACATCCAGCGCTTCATAATTTCCGAAGCGATGACGGTCTTGCCAGCGCCAGTCGGAGCGATGACCAGCGGGTTGACTCCGCGCTTTAGGAAATCAATCGCCGAGGTGACGGCGGCTTCTTGGTAGTCTCGGAGATTCATATTGGTGGCAGACATAGGGATACCCATCCAAGCCAACAGCACAAGCACAAAAAAGGGGGGCTACCTGCCCCCCTGCAACAACGATATGGAAAGCCTTTAGAACGGGTTATTGTCTGGGCCAGAGGGGAGGCGGGCAAAGAACACCGCCTCAAAGCCTTCCCCCTTGGTGCCGTCCTTCTTGGTGTAGGACTTGGCGCGCACGTCCACCGACATATAGCGGTTCTGGGCGCGGCGCAGGAACTTCTCAAAAACGGACTCGGTGATCTCAACTTCGCCAGCGGTCATGTACTCCTCGATTTCCGACTGGATGGCGGTAGCCGCCACAAAGCCGTTGAGACGGCTGTACTCGCCGGACTTGTCAGCCTTAGTCGAGAGCATGCCCGTGACCTGCTCGCCGTCCTTGGTCTGGAAGGTGATCTGCGCGTAGTAGTCGGCGGACTGGGTGTAGGCGAACTTGAGGCTCGTCACGCTGGCTTCGTAGATGCCGGGCTTGCTGACCAAGTTGGCTCGTACGGGGTTGGGATTGAACTTGAATGACATGATGTGTGTTTGGTTTGGGTGGGTGGAAAAGGATTAGGCGTCAACAGAATCGGAGAGCGCCCACTTCGGCAAGGATAATGTTTGCGGGGTCGAGGGGTAACCCGGCCATGTCCCGTACAGGTTGCAGTCCCCGTAGGTGGAACAGGCGCACCTCATCAACATGCGTCCAGCCTCAAGGGTGGTGTCGTCCAACTTGTAGATGGCGTGGGCGTAAGGGGGGTTCTTCTCGACAGCCACGATGTAGAACTCGGTAGCACCCGTAAGTGCCATGTAGAACGCCGCTTGCAGGTGGTATTTATAATTGGCCACGTCCTTGGCAAAAGCCTTGGGGCTGGCGTCCTGCGTGGTCTTAACGTCCACGACAATGGCACCGTCTGGCTTAACCAGCACTAGGTCGGGGCGACCCTTGATGTTTACGCCGCCGAACTTGGCGGTGTAGGTATGCTCGACCAAGCGCGCGGCTTCAAAGCCCTTGGCGATGGTTTCGATGCCAGCCTGCGCGGACTCGGCAACGGCTAGGACTTCGTCCATCTCGTCCTTCTTGAGACATTCTTCAGAAGCCTTGAGGGTAGCGACAAAGGCTTCATAGATGCCCTTGCCTTCCTTCGTGCGGCGGTCGCATTCCGGCATGATGCGGACGGTAGCGTCAAACACATCGGGCTGGAGGGAAGCCAAGTGGACGAGACGACCCGTCTTGAGGGCAGGCGTCTCCTCGCGCTCGGCGGTCAGCCACGCCTTGTAGTGGGCGCCGGACTGGAGGATGATCTTCGCGCCAGAGTAGTTCAGCGCTCCAATTTGTTGGTATTCTTCGTGGCTCATGGGAGATTAGTTAAGTTCTTCAAAACGCTTGGCTTCACGGATGTCCGCTTCGTTCTTGTAAAACAAGACGGTGAGGAAGGAGAAGCAGAGCAGGATGCCCAAGCAAGTGATGCAAATCAAAATGCGGTGGGCGGTGAGTTCGTCGATGGTGATGGTCATGGTGGTGGGAAATTAGATGGCGGTTTCGTACTCTGCCTTAACAGCGGCAAGGAAAGAACCGCCGCGCTTCGGGTGCGACAAGGTCTTGGATAGGTCAGAGGGAATGTCTGCCCAAGTTTGAGTGTCTGTCAAGTGTCCAACTTTGCGAAGGACACGGACTGCGGCTTCGCGCTGGAACTCCGGCACAAGGTCGTCCAGTTCCATGGCTACCTGCAAGTTGCCACGGGTAGGGGATGAGTAGGAAGCGTCCATCTCCTCGACCGTATAAGTGCCAAAGGAAGCCTCTGGTGCGACAAGGCGGACACCTTCGCCGATGGCGCGGGCGGTCAGCATACGGCGCGGCCACTTCTTCCAGTTGTCCTTGATGGTTTTTCCGTCTGCCATTGTAGCGGTGCCGTTGGCGACGTACTCCTCAATGCTGGCGATGATGCGGACGGTGTTGCCGTTCTTGCTGAAGTCGGCTTCGACCAACTTGTCGGTGCGAGTGATCCATGTCACGGTGCCACCGCATTGATGGAACTTGGCGAGCAGGGCATCGGACTTAATAGCCAACTGCCCGTTGATGAAGTGATAGGTGCGCGCCAGTTCCAGCGGCGACTTGCGTTCAGCCAAACACTGCATCGCCAACACTTCGCCCTGTTCGGGCTTGGTGATGCCGAAAATGCCGGACTTGAAGATGGAGTTACCCAAGACCTTGATGGCCTCCATCGGGTTGCTGATGCGGTCGTAGACGGCGATGTTGCCGAGTTCCTGCGGTGCAGGCGTGGGGATGATATCGTTGCTCATGGTGGAAGTTTTACAGGTTGTACTGGCGCGCGTGTGCCAGCAAGCAGAAAGCGTCTGCCGTCTTGAGCGTCACGGTGTTGAGGGGGAAGCGACGTTGGGCTTCCGCCTTCAACTTGTTCTTCCATTCGCTGGTGGTCGAGTCGCCCTTGGTGCCTACGCCCATCGTCTTTTGCCAATCCTGCGGACGCACCAGCACGACCGGGAAGCCCTTGCCCGTGAAGTAGCCTTCCAGCCAGCCGCAGGACTTGCCCAGTTTGAAAGCCGCCGATGACGGGATGATACGCCCAACAAATGGCGGCACGTTCTCCAGCACGATCACCGTGTTCAACGGGAAGTGCAGGTCAACGAGTTCGTCGATGTTCCCGGACGTGACGGTGTCGGCGTTGTTGAATACCCAGCCGCCAGAGGCACCGGGGTCGATTGCGAGGTAGAACTTCATACGGATAAAATCTTGGCCTTGATGTATTGGTTGGACGGATACCGCTTACCACCGCGCGGAGACGGCGGCAGGACGATGCCCTGCTTCTTCGCCGCCCAGCGCACAGCCGAAGCCGTCACCCCCTTGGTCTTAGCGATGTCCACAGCCGTCATGTGGCTGTTGAACTTTACCGTGGCAAGGACGTAGCCCCAGCCAGCGTAAGGCTTACGCTTTCGGGATGCGGAGTTTGTAGTCACGGATGATATTGTAGACTGAACGAGGTTTGTATCCATATTTTTGGGTAATCTGTTTCTGCGTTAAACCTTCTTCGGCGGCAACCATAACATTATATTTTAAATCACCGTAAGGTTGGCGCATCTTAACGTAGGGAAACTTAAAGCCGTTGCGGTACGCGCAGTTGTTCACGGCGGCGCGACTCAAGCCATGCTTCTTGGCAATCTGGGTCATGGTCAATCCAGCCTTGTGGCCAGCGAGGACTACGTCCTTGGTCTTGCCATAGCCCAGCGTGTTTTGTCCGGGGATCACGACTGCTTGCCCTCCTTGGCGGCGTTCCACTTTTCAGTAAACTCACGCAGGGTTTCTGCTGAAATATCCACATCGGCATAATAGGGAATGTTATTAGCCATCGCATCCCCTGCCCGCTTTAGCCGCTCGACTTCGTTTCGGGCGTCTTGGTGCAAGCGTACAAGCCTGTCCTCATTCTCTTTCTCCATCTGAAGGTCGGAGGTCAGCCGCTCGATGTCGGCCTTCAGCCGGGCATTCTCTCGATAAAGTTTAGCAACATCCTTGTCCTCTCGGTTAATCCTTTGGTTCTGAATTTCGACCTCGGCCTTGAGGCGGGCGTTCTCGGCATCAGCCTGCTCCAAGCGATAACGTAACACACCGATGCGCGCCATCGCCGCATCCATTTCAGCGTCGTGGCTCATTTGGTCAACTCCCTGTAGATGTTCGCAACGCGCTCGGCGGCGTCACGCTTGTGCGCGGGAGCCAAGTCCATATTGAACCCGGAGTCCTTGTAGTTCCCAAAGCCCCAGCCGTAGGCGATGTACACCTGCTCAACCGTAGGCTCCTTGATGCCAGCCTTCTGCAACTGCTCCTTGCACCAGCAGAGATAAGCCACAGCCATCGCCCGCTGATTCTCTTTGTTCTTCCAATCGCTACGGCGGATGGTTTCCAAGCCCTTTGACTTTCGCCACTGGTTCGCCGTGATCCACGCCGCAACGTGCATCTGCCAAGCGCCGATAGCCTTGCCGCCATCCCCAATGGCATTGTAGTTCAAGCCGCTTTCAACGGCTCCAACGGAGTTAGCAAGGATGACCATCTCCGCGCGATCCCGGTCAGCGGGAGTCATAGCGGCCAATGTCATGGCGAGGGTGGCTGTGATGGATACGTTGTGCATACGACCGCATCCTTTCTCTCATGCCACCGCATGTCAACAGCAAACCCCCAGAGGGGGGAAATCCTTTCCGAAAAAAACAAGACCCTTTATATTTTAGACCCTATTAAAGAAAAACGGCTTTCGCTTTAATAGTGTTTGAGCGTATTAAAGCGGGCATGAAACGAGTCTCCAAGTTTCCATAACATTACCGAGCGGTAACTTTTGGAACCTTTTGCCCCCTAAAGTTCCCAAACATTACCGAGCGGGAATGTTGCGTAGATTACCGGGGCTTAATCTACGCAAAAATGCGGAGAAACCGCGCGAAAAAAAAGTCCTAAAAACCCAGAGATTTTCAAAAAGTGGGGGGGTACCTCTGCCATTTTCTCGCGCGCGCGTACGCAAACCCGTGGATTCCGTCGTAACACAACTGTAACAATTCTGTAACAATCGTAACAATCGTCACGGGACTGTAACAATTGACGCAATGTCGAAAAACCGACAAAATAGAAACTCCGCGCTGTCAGCAAAAAAACGGGCGGCGCTGTCAGCGTTGCGGCTGGCGGCGGCGGGGCGTCCGGCGGCGGCTTCGGCGTCCGCGCTGGCGCGTCCGGCGGGGCGGCGGCGGCGATCCATGGCGGACGGCGGCGGGGAAGGGGGCGAGCGCTCCGCGCGGCTGGCGGCGGGGCGGCGTCACCGGGGCGCGCTGGCGGGTCGCTGGCGGCTTCGGGGACGGCGGGGAAGGGGAAGGGCTGGGTGGCGGCGTCCGCGCGGCGTGGCGGCTGTCCTAGGACGGGCGGCGGACGGGCGGCGGCAACGGGCGGACGGGCGGCGGGGCGCTGGCGGCCCGTGGCGGCTTCGGCGGCGAAAAGGGGAAGGGGAAGCCGCGCCGGGCGGCTGTCGCGCCGTGGCGGCTGTCCTAGGCGGGGCGGCTGACTGACTGCGGCGGTTGCCGCATGGGGTTCAAACTGACTGAAAAGAAAAGGGCCGCAAGCGCGGCCCATGTGAGGGGAAGCGGGGCGGCTTAAATCTTTCGATCCGTGTCCCATGCCCCCCTTCCATTATTCCCCTTCCAGCAAAGGAAAGCCCATGCCAGCCGCGCCATGCGCGCCAGCGGTTCGGATTTGATGCGGGCGAGCGCGGCGCGGTTTGCTTCGGCGCTGGCATGAGCGCCGCCGTCACCGCCAGCGCGCGGAGTAACTAGCCCACGCGCCGAAGCCGCCGCGCGGAGATCGATTGCCAGCCAGCAAAGCGCAACGGACGCAAACGGGCCGAAGCGGTTTAATCCAAGCCGCGCCGCAAGCAACCGCAAGCGCGGCGCTACGGGGCGGTGAGGGGTGCAACCGCATAGGGAAACAAGCGCGCTTGAATGGAAGCGGTATGCAACGCCGTCCGGTGCGGCGTGGCGGTGGATTGCGGAGTCAGTAACGCCCACGCCGGAGAGGTTACCGCCTAGCGTAAAGCGGACGCCGCTGACAGTCACTTGGACGCTGGCGCTAATTGCGTCCCATGCCCACGGGTGCGCTTCGGTGATCACGGCGGAGCGGCAAACGCCGTCCCCGCAAATTGCGCGGACGCGCCGCCCGCGCTGGCTGATGGGGAAACTCATGCGCGCTTCCCCGGTTTGCAAATTGAAGCCGCCAGCGTGAGCAAGCGCGCAATGCGGCGAGCGTTACTGTCACCGCTTGCGGTGGGGTGGTCTTTCAAGCCGGACGCAAGCCCGCGCAAATGCGCGGCGAGCGTTTGCCAGCCGTCCGCCTCATGCGGCGGCGTTGCTTTTGCCTTACGCATGGCAATTCCCCTCCCATGCATGGCGGTTTGCCAAGCGGCATAAATCGGCGGGCGATATGCGGTGACAGCCGACACGGAGCAACCAATTCCCCGCGCCCGCTTCGCGCGCGTTTGCGTCCGCTTCATCCCATCCCGTCCAATTGAACGGGCCGAAGGGAATTGCCGCGCCGTCCGAATTAGGGAAAGCGGGGACGCTGGCGGCTTCAACCGCTTCGGCCATCACTCCGCCGTGGCGCTTCCAAAGCAAGCGGGCGATTGAAGCGGGGACGCGCGCGCCGCCGCTTGTGATCACTTCGCCGCCGTCCGCGCTCAAGCGGATAAGGTGACGGCCAGCCGGAAGCGGTGCGCCGTAATATCCGGAACCATGCCAAGCGGGCGCGGAACCGTAAGCGCTCAAACCTGCCTTTTCGTAAATGGAAATTAAGTCATAGCGGTGCGCGCTTTTCCGCTTCATGGGGTGACGCATGGGGAAAGACAAGCCGGACGGAAGCGCGGCATGAATAGCGGCGGGGATTAAACGCTGATCGATAGCGGCTCCTTCAATCATGGCGGAAATAATCCGCCGCGCTTGCTCAGTCTCCGGGGCTTCGCCGTCCTTCGGCCAATCTCCGCAATCTTCCCATGCGGTCACTTTCTCCGCTAGGGAAAGCGGCTTGAGCGCGGCGCGCGCTTTCTCATGCCATGCGCGCACCGCCGCCAGCGCGGCGGCGTGGCCGTCCTCCCATGCTTTCACTTCATGCTCAAACAAGCGGCGCTCGCTTGCTTCGCGCGCTTCAATCTTCGCAAGCCGCGCGCGCCATGCGGTAACGATTGCGGGCGCGTCCGCCGGGATGGGCAAACGCTCCGCTTCGGGTAAGAATGTGCGGCGGTAGAGATCAGCCATGGCCAACTGCTCCGCAATCAAATTAGGCGCGCCGTATTTCCGCGCCTTGCGGAGCGCCTCAAGCGGTGCAAGCGCGGCGGCATGAAGCGCGGCGTAGTTAGCGCGGTGCGTCCCGAAGCCGTCAGCGTCAACAGAAGTGACGCCGTAAAACACAACAGCGCCGCCGCCTCCCTGCACCCCTAACAAGTTAAGCGAGTAAACGGAAACAGGGAGCGCGGGGACGCCGTCAATCATGTCGGACGGCGCTTCAAGTAACTCCGCGCCCGTCCAATGGAAGCCGGACGGGTAGGCAATGCTCCGCTTATCTCCAATCGCGCGGTGCGCGCCGCTGATGTGCTTTGCCGTTGTTTTAGAATAGAAGGGCGAGCGGATTAAAAACACCCGCGCGTTGCCTTGCGCCCTCACTTCGGCGGGGAAGCGGTGCGCGATCTTCGCGCGGTAACTCCAAAGCGTTGCGCCGCCGTTGCTTGTCGATACGTTGCCGCCGCGCAAATCGCGCGCGCAATCATTTGCCCACAAGTGAAGTAACTGCGCCGAAGGGTAGACCGTCCGGCGGCTTTCGTTTGCGTTGCTCATGTTAGGAGATGAAAAGGGCGGCGAGCGCGGCGGCGGTGGCCCAGCCAAGCGCGAGCAAGGCGGAGCGGAGATAGCGGCGGCGCTTCATGAGCGCGGCAAGCCGCTTGCCGTTGCGGCGGCGGCGTTGCGCCGCGCCCCATGCGGGGAGGACGCGCCCCGCGCGGAGATCGCGCGAAGCGGTGAGAGTGACGCCGCGCAAATCGGCGGCATGGGGTGGGAGGGGGCGGCGGGTATTCATGGGAGGCGGTGGTATTTCATGCATGGTGAGAAAGGGCGAAGGGTTAAGCGTTGCGGGCGGCTTCGATTGCCAAGCGGTGAGCGGCAAGCGCGGCGGAGTAAGCCGCAAGCGCGGCGGGATGTTCCGGCCCATTGAAGCCGTGTTCACGGGCGGCGGTATCTACGGCGGCGGCGGCGGCATGAAGCGCGGCTTCACGGGCGGCGGCTTCATTCCAAGCGGCGTTTGCGGCGGCTTGCGCGGCGCTCCCGGTGCCAGCCAGCGGGGCGGCTTCGGCGGCGATCTCCGCGCGCTCCGCTTCACCGCGCTTGAGCGCGGCGGCATGCATGGCCTTTCGATCGGCATGGGCGCGCGACAAGTGAGCGCGGGCGGCGTCATCCAACTCCGCATGAGCGGCAACATTTTCAGCCAGCGGCGCGTTTCCGGTGGCGCAACGTTCTTCGAGCGCGCAATAGCGGGCGGCGTCAAGCGCGGCTTCGGCGCGGTGAAGCGCGACCGTGGCGCCGCGTTGCGTCTCTAAATCGGCGGACGGCGGCAAAGCGCGGACGGCGGCGGCGTAAAGCGTAACCTCAGCGCCACGGACGCAAACCGGATCTTCCGCAGTCAGAAAAGAAAGCGCGGCTTGGATCTCCGCCAGCGCGTTAAATGACGCGCGGCAACGGCTTTCCCCATGCGTAAGGTAAGCGGATGCGAGCGCGTAATGGCGGACGGCTAAAAAGTCACCGCGCGCGGCGGCGGCGGCAAAGCGAGCGCGGGCTTCGGCGGCGGTAAGCGGTGCGGGCTTCGGCGTCACCGCTTCGGCGGGCGCGGTGCGCTCCGCTTCCGTGGCGGCAACGCAAGCGGCTTCGGCGCGGGCGAGAGCGGCGCGGGCGCGCTTCACGCTTCCGGTTGCGCGGCCGATTGCGTTATCTCCTTCGCAACGGGCGGCGCTGGCGGCGTTGCGCGCGTTGCTTTGCCATTGATCGCGCGTTGCTTCGCAAGCAAGGCGGTGCGCTTCGGCAAGCGCGGGGTAAGCGGCGCAGGCTTCGGCGTGGCGGGCTTCGGCGCGCGTCAATGCGGCTTCGGCGCGGATGAAAGCCGCGCGGAGATCGGCGGCGGGCTTCGGCGCTTCGGCGGCTGGCGCGGCTGGCGCTTCCGGTGCGGCGGCTTCGGCGGCTTCGGCG